TGATTAGTCAGAGATATACAAGACGCCTTAGCAAATAAGGAAAGAACTGACAAAGAGAAGTCTGATTTAATTGATCAAGCTTTGAAAGCTTATAATTCATAAAAATCTAAAAATAAAAAACACACTTTTTACCTCCTATACTTTAGGAGGTTTTTTTATGTCTCATCTCTCGGAGTGATTTCATTACAATGTAACTATTTATTTTGTAACGGAGGATTGCACTATGAAAGGCTTACTTCACAGACTTGTAAACTTATTTAATAGCGCGCACTGCTGTTGCTGCTGCGGCTGCTGCAATTGCGCGGAGGGATGTTGCGAATGAAAATCACCCAATCACAGCTTAGACAGATTATCCTAGAAGAAATTAAGTCTGTTTTGAACGAAAAGCAAGATTGCTTTGAGCCTGGCAGGCTAAAGACCTTTCAAGGAAAATCACGCTGCATTCAAAAACAAAAAAACCTATCAAAAGAAGAAGCTGATGCGTATGTTGCTAGTGTGCTGAGGAATATGGGCGAACTTGACGAGCGCAAAAAGAAGCGCAAGAAAAAGAAAAAGAAAAAAGCCAAGAAGCTAGATCGTTGCGCTCGCATTGCTAAGAGAAAGTATAAAGTCTGGCCCTCAGCATATGCGTCGGGTGCTGCTGTAAAGTGTCGTCAAGGTAAGATCTGGAAGGGCCTCAAGGAAGAGGAAGAGGCAACCCTCAATGAGGCAGAAGACAACTTGCCTGCGAAGATTCGTAAAATTCTAGTGAAAGAGGGTGGGGCTGCTGGTATGAAAGCCCTAAAAGAACAAACTGATGCGACAGAAAAAGAAATCAAGAAGGCCATAGCTGATATGGATGATGTTGGCCTCCATGAGCACGGTGACTACATTCTTCATGATGGCAAAGAGGTGCACATAAAAAAAAAACTTTAGACGAAAGGAAGTGGTCTAAAGGCGAGCGTAAAAAGAGAAAATCTAAATGCGCCAATCCAAAAGGCTTTACAATGAAGCAGTTCTGTAAAAACCAGAGAACTCGTAGCAAGAAGGGCGAAAGACCCAATGAGTAAAGATCCTAAAGTTGGAACAGGAAAAAAGCCTAAAGGTTCCGGTCGAAGACTATATACTGATGAGAACCCGAAAGACACGGTTAGTGTCGAGTTCTCAAGTGCAGCAGCGATCAGGAGAACCTTAGCTAAAAAATCTTTTAAATCAAAGTCTCACAAAAGACAATCACAAATAATTAATCTTATTCACCAGCGTGTTAGGGCTGCTTATAAGAATGCAAAAGACCCAGACACTAAAAAGAGATTAAAGCGAGCACTTGATTATGCCGAGGAGAGAAAGGAGGCTTCCAAGAGGAAGACACAGAGAATGAAAAAAGAAGAAATCGACATGGACCTCCTTACTACAATAATCATGGAAGAGCTTCAAGCGACTCTTGATGAAAAGAAGCGTAAAAGAAAAAAGAAACGACGTAGAAAACGCAAGCTAACAAAGAAGCCATCCTCTGAAACAAGTTTGCGCGATTGGTTTAAGCGTAAAGGAGCACCCGGCAAAAAGGGTGGTTGGGTAGATTGCAACGCTCCCAGATACAAAGATGGTAAGAAGGTTGGCTACAAGCCATGTGGTCGACAAAAAGGAGAGAAGAGATCCAAGTACCCAGCGTGTCGTCCCACTGCTGCGGCCTGTAAGTCTAGAGGCAAGGGAAAGAAGTGGGGCAAGAAGGCTGCTAAAGGGAAAGTGAACGAAGCAGTCCTAGAAGGAATCATAAGAGAAGAGCTTCAAAGGACATTCTTCAAGCCAGGACTCATGCACCATGTTGAGAATCGCATTCCAGTGTCTGAAAACGTTTATCGCCCAGGGTCCCCTTGCTACTTCAATGTTATAAAACAAGCAAGAGACTTCTACAGAATGGGATTATATGAAGTCATCAATGAAGAAGAGAGAGATCTTCTAGAGAACACAGAGCTTGGCGAGTGGGTTGTCATAGAGGGCGAAAGAATTCCACTAGGATTCCCAATGTTTGAGGATGAATCTCTAGACGAAGCCAAGAAAAAGAAGAAAAAAGATCCTCCGATTGGAAAACCTACCCGTAATACGGGCTCTGGTAAGAAGTACAAAGTCTTTGTTAGAAACCCAAAGACTGGTAAGATTAAAAAAATTACTTACGGAGATGCGAAAGGTGGCCTAAAGGGTGGATGGAATGATCCTGAGGCTCGCAAATCTTTTGCTGCTCGCCATCAATGTGCGAAAAAGACAGATCGAACCAAAGCTGGATACTGGGCCTGTCGAGCACATAAAGACTTTGGACCTGGTATTGGCAGATTCTGGTAATGGATTTTCCGTTTAAGGAAAAGAAGGTCGGGAAAAAGCTTTTTCTAAGAGAATTTAGCTCAGATGTTGACTCGCATGAGCTTGTTTGGCACCAAGACAAAGAAGATAGAAAAGTAAAAGTCCTAGAGTCTAACGGCTGGCAACTTCAAATGGATAATGAATTGCCGATTTTGTTAAAAGAAGGAACTACTTATAGCATACCGGCTTATGAATTTCATCGAGTAATCAAAGGCAGCGGTAAGCTAAAGATATTGGTGGAAAAAAATGATCAAAGTAAGATTGAAGAGATTAGCTAAAAAGGTTGTTGACCTTATTTGCCCTCCAGCGACTCAGGACCTGGCTTTAAATACTAAAAATAGAGACGCTACCATTAAAAAATATAATTATGGCCCACTAAATGTTGATGAGCCTGGTGATTACTGGAAAGATATCGCTAAATATTGGAACACAACAGAAAAAGCTGCAAGAAAATCCCTGTGTGGCAATTGTGTTGCCTTTGATATATCACCACGAATGAAAGATTGTATGCCCGGTGATACATTTGATGATGACGGTGAACTCGGCTATTGCTGGATGCACCATTTTAAATGCCATAGTGCTCGGTCTTGCCACACATGGGCAAAGGGTGGGCCAATTAGAAAAGACTCAGAGTCTGCTGAGTGGCAAGAAAAATCTGATTTAGGAGAATAGTGATGACAATGAAGCCAATTTTTGAAGGATGGCGTCGTTTTATAAACGAGGCAAAAGAAGAAAAGCCTATAGACATGTGGCGTCAAGCTCTAACAGCCGCTCTACAAAAAGAGACAATAGAAGAAGCCGAGCATGAAGAGAAGGCAGACGTTGATATTGAAATTATGCCCTTCAAGCCCGAAGAAGAATCAGGCTTCTGCCTATATAATCCAAAAATAAATGCATTTGCTCTAGAAAGCCCTGAATCTTTGGCTGAGACTATTCTATTTGTCTTTGGAACAATGCAGACCCCTTGGCCAAAGTTTGTTCCCTACTTCAGATTTGTTGCCGATATGGCTCAAGACGGAAAAGATATTGGCGAATTTGTTTCAAATATGGACAAAAGCCAGAGAGAAAGCGTTATTAGGCAAATATATCTTGATAAAAACGGAATCAATGAGGAGGATTTAACTGACGAGCAGAAAATATATCTAGAGAAAGCCGTCAGTGCGGTTGTCATGATGGCCTCAACTCCCAAAGCTTCAACATATAATACAATTTGGCAAACTAGAAAGCAAATTTATGATGATATTGCCCCTTTGCTGCAAGCCCAAGAAGGTGGCCCTAAAGATTTAGATTCTACAGCATTACTCAATCTGTACACAGAGCTTCTAAAGCTCCCTGGTCTTGGAAAAGCTAAAGCAGGATTTACAGTTCAAATGTTAACTGGAAAAATGGGATGCATAGATAGCATTTGGAGTAAAATTTGGAATGCGACTGATCCTGCGATATCTGCACTAATAACTCAAACCCTTAAAGGACAAGCCAAAGGGACAGAAAAAAATATAAGAAAGCACGCTCAGCGGTATATTGACATGCTAAAAGCAATCAAAGATGGGTCTGGGATGGGGTCAAAAGAATTATGGGACGCATGGACCGAACAAGTGGCCATACAGATGAAGAATCCTGGTC